TGGTAAAGAACTCAGACAAGGTTTTTCGTTCGTCAAAACACAGCTTCCTTACTGCGTCCCTGTCTTTTTCCTCGATGTTTCTAATGTACATCACACAAGGTTTATTAGCTTTTCTCGCAAATCTACCAAAGTTTTTAGTCGTCACTGCTATTTCCTTTTAAAAAAATTCTTCGTCGTTGTCAGCGACTTTCACGCTAACAGTTTCTAAGTCTTTAAATAACTCACGAAGCAGGAAAAGTCTGTCTTTATCAATGATCTCTTCTGTCTTTTTCACTTCCATTTTATAGTAAGTGTGACCGCCCATTTTACTTGTTGCTTGCGTGGAACTAATCTCGAAACTTAAAGCAAACGGCGGCTTTCGCATATTTTTATACATAAACTGTGCTTGAAATACCTGCCTTCCGGCATAGTAACTTGCACCTTTAAAGGTAATTACATAAGGAAAAGGTTTTGCTTCAGCAGCTATGAACGAATCTAATTCTTCTAGGGGAAGACAGAATAGCTGATAAGCTTCTTGTCGCTCAAGTAGTCCTTCATCGGTCTGCTCTGAAATTGCAAGCTTTTTGCCGGGTATAGCAGGTACTTCAGCGTAAGAGATAATATTGTTTTGCTTATCTTTTACGGTCTCACAATATATTTTTTTAATTGGTCTGATAGGGGCTATGATTAGATTTGTTTTCTTGTCGCCTAGTAATTTATTACTGACATTTTCTCTAAACTCACCAACCTTAGCTTCTTCTTCTTCTACTTTTTTTGATACCTTTTGCATCAACATAATTTTAGGGATGATTAGGTCTGCTGTATCAACAGCAAAGTCCTCGTAATAATCCATGTTTGCTACTTCGTTCTTGTTACTTTTTGCTACATTCTTAGACATTAAATACTCCATTCTTAATAATTAATAATTTACTTTCTAAAGCTCAAGTTTTGTTCAAGCGTAGGTTCAGCAACACCGGGGATAGAAAACGTAGGGTCATCTTCTTTCTCGGCATTATAAAGGCTACGAAGGGTCTGGCTATGAACCGTTAAAAGCATGTCGCCTTCTTCTCCTTTCTCTCTAAAGTAGTCAAGCATTTTCTTTCTGTCATCATGCGCTTGCGGTACTTTCACTGAATATTTATTGATAACACTTATTTTACCAATGCCTTCAACTGCGTAATTTTTTAAGTTTGAATCGTTAAGGATATCGATAAGCTTGTATTTTGCTTCGTCACATTTCTTTTTTAATCCGCTGCTTTTAGCATAAGCTTCCTGATACTCTTGACGGAGGTCCGCAAACTCTTTTACAAGAGCATTTAATTCTTCAATTTTCATTTGATTAGTCCTTTAGTTCGGTGTCGTTATGTTTGGCGGTAACTATCTGTGCAAGTCTATCGCCCAGATGCATCTGGAATCGGGCTTTTCTGTAGGGTCGTTCGTCAATCTCGTGAGTTCTCCAATGGACCTCACCTGATACTTCAAGGTCTCTAAACAATTCAGGAGGGATTGGCACTTCAGGTCCAGTGCCTTGTGGGAATGAGTAGTAACCGTTAGAAAGTCTTGTGATCCTAATTTTAACATTTCGTTCTTTAGGAGGTATCGTGTGTTTGTCATCTTTCATAACTTTAAATCTAATATAATGTCGCTAATGGTTTGTTTATTTTCTAAAGCTTTCTGCACATCTTCATCAATAGTATCTTTTGCAACAAGATCTATTTTAATTACGCTGTCGTGCTGTTCGCTTCCTCCGCGGTAGTTTCTGGCTTCGCTTTGGAGTTCAGCTTCAAGAGAGAAGTCTCTGCTGTACACAATAGAGTATTTAGCTTCGACGAGGTTGATGCCAACTCCTGCTGCTTTTCGATTAGCGATAATAACTCTTTTCTCATCGCTTGTAGTAAAGTCATTGGTGCTTCTTTCTTTTTCTCTTCCATTTTGTTCCCCTGTTAAAACACAGTAACCAATGTTATGTTTTTTACATATCCGAGAAGCTACTTTAACGTCAGCTTTAAACGTAGTCCAGACTATAATTTTATTATTAGGTGCAAGTGATAACAAAATTTCCTCTAATGCTTCGGCTCTAGGGTTCTGATTAAAGTAATGCTCCTCACCACTATCAGTCTTTAGAAATCCAGATACAATCTGCTGCAATCTAAGAAGCTTGGTAACAGCAAGTTGAGCTACACTAGCTTCTATTTTGCCGTTGGCTTGAATAAAAGAAATAAAATCTTTGGCCATACTTTTGTAGCTTTTCTTCTGCTCAGATCCCATCTCTACATAATGCTTGTGTTTAATAAGCGGTGGTAGGTCTAGGCAGTCTTTCTTCAAGATCCGGTCAGACTTTTTCTTGACCAAAAATTGTAACTCTTGATTCCTGTCTAATCGTGGCACCCACTTAGGAAAATGGACATTGCCCGGCATCCCTGCATTCTTATCAAAGAAATACTTATTCCTAAATGTGAAGTAGTTACCACCGAAAACGTCACCTCCATCAAGGATTTTATATTGCTGAAAGATATCAAGAGAAGAGTTAAGAATAGGAGTCCCCGTTAGGAGGAGCTTATAGGCAGTGTTTTTGGCGAGGTTGTAGACAATCTTAGACTGCTTAGACTTGTGGTTTTTGAGGCGGTGGGACTCATCACATATTAACATGTCTGCTTGATATCTTGTAAGCATTTCTATGACATCCATGGTCCGCAAACTTTCATAGTTCAGTATTATAATACCCTCATCGCAAGTAGCTGCTATCAGCCGCTCACGCCTACGCTTACCGGACTCGTCAAGACACCATATATGTTTCTCTTCTATCTTACTAAACTTTAGAATTTCACTCTTCCAATTTTTTAGAGTAACAAGCGGAGCAAATATAATTGTTTTTAATAACCTTTTATGTTTCTTCTGACGTTGCTTCAATATCTCTATGGCCGCACGAGTTTTCCCTGTACCCATTTCCCAAAACAATGCCAAATCCGGCATAGTCTTAGCTAGTTCAAGGACATGCTCTTGATGCTTATACAATTTCATAAGTATACCCTAGGGTCATCATCATCTAATAACCCCCCTACTCGTGCTAGTTTTAAGTTAATATTATAAGTGTTTTTTAAATTTTGCATGTCAAGAGAGTATCGCCTGTCAGTCGATTTTAATGTATTAATCTTTCTCTCAAGCTCCATCAACCTTTCTTCGAAACGCAATTTCAGTATATTGTGTGGAACTTTATCATCACCAATCATCGCTCACTCCTTGATCAAGTTTTTTTAACTCCTGTTCTCTCTCATAATCCTCTCTTAATGTTAGTCCGTAAATCCCTCTCGTTCTTTTGCCATCAAAGCGCATAACTGAGCTACGCCATTCTTTATCAGGATGCATTTCCAAAAGGGTAGCTTTCAAATCTCTGGTAAATTTACTTTTAGATTTAGCGTGATGGTAGTCGTCCACTTCTCTTTTAAAAGACTCAAAAGAGTTTGCTAAATTTAATTTGTGGTCATCACCGAATAAACAGTTATTTTCAATCCAGTCATAAATAGGATTGTTCTCTCTCTTGAAATCCTGAACCTGTTCTTTATTTAATTCTGTATCAGCGTACGCTATGGCGTAATCATTCCGTAAAACATTCTTAGCGCCTTCAATTGCCCAGTTTATTATGCCGCTTGCTTCAGCTTTTAGTTTCTCTGCGAGGTTTTTGTCTTGTTTGTCCTCGGAAAAATACGCTGTAAAAGGCACTAACAAAAGCCGCCTCAATAACCCTTTGGAAATATCATTAGTAAAAGGAAGATTGTTACAACTAATAAAAAATTTAGCATCAAAAACTGTAGATAAAGGGTCATGATATAATGCCCGGTAGTCCATGCGACCACCGCCTACTAATAATTTAAATGAATCATCTTCTAATAGCCCAGTCCGAGGCGTTTCGTCACGAATGGAAGCTACTTTACCGACAAGATTAGCCCTTTGTTTTTCATCTCCGCAGTGAGCAAGTGAAAACGGGTAAATGTTTGTTTCGTGTAAAATAAAAGTGATGATATCAAGAAACACAGACTTACCGTTAGCACCAGTCCCATGTAAAATAAGCGCCTTTTGGATTTTATGATTAGGCATCCTAAAGAGTGCTGCCCCTGTGTATTCTTGTAAACATTTCTTGATGTCCTCATTACCCCTTGTAACCTCATCTAAAAACTGTCTCCATAAAGGACAGTCGCTATCAGCATCGTAAGGAAAATTGTGTTTATAATTAAAAGCATAAGTTTCTTTAGGTTCGACATCTTTATAAATCGTTTCATAATCGTAAAATTTTACGTCATCTCCAAGCATCTGCAAAACACCATTACTAAAAGGTAACAGCCCCGGTGGATTAAAAAACTTGTCGTCCGTTATAGCGTTCTGTCTTTTTAAATACTCGTAAAATTCCTTTGATTCGGCTGTAGTACAAGGCTTAACTTTTTTAGGACCTAAATGTTTCTGAGCAAACACTTCAAGATTTAATTTGGGGTACTCTTCCCATAGGTAACTACTAGGGTTGTGCCTATAGTATCGGTTCTTAGGATCAAAAAAGATAATGTGACCCTTTTTATTCTTGTGAAAATTATAGAGTTCGTCATACTTAGGCGCACCAAAACGATTAGCTTTTGGATTAAAATGTCTAAAAAACTCCGGTAACTTCTGCTGTATACCGGAACCACCGCTGTCAATAGTGGTAGTTTTGCCGTCAGTTTTTACATTATACTGGGGAATATCGTAGCCCCTCAAAGCCAAAGGCGTTTTTACTAGCCCTAAATGAGGACAGCTAGAACACCCATCCCAAATAGTACAGATATGCGCACATGTCTGGGGAGGACTCTTAAGAACATGCTCTATTTTCTGCTCGGTCTCGTCAAAATCGTACTGACTATATTCTTTAGAGTATTCATGGACTAGAGTTTTTCCGTTAGGAACTCGTGATAAAAGCGAAGTGACGGCAAACCATTGAGGTTCACTTTGCCCCTCCTGATTAGCCTTCATGTCCTTTAGGAACCCACACTCGGAGGTTATGGCCGTAACGTCATAAACATACTCAGGCTTATCCGGTTCTTCCTCTTTCTTCTCATTATAGCTTAAAGGGTTACTGTATGGAGTAAAGTTACCATTAATAAGGTAGCACTCTCTTTCCCTTTGCTTTTTAATATTCTTAGTCCCCGGCATACGCATTAGCCGAGCATGTGAAAAGACCGTAGGATCGAACTGACCTTTTAAACCTAGTGCTTCAATTTGTTCATTTAGTTGGGAAATAACCTGCTTATATGAGTTTTTATACCGTTTAAAATAATCTCGTGACTCGAAAGCTTCTTCAATCTCAAGCAAAAAGTGGAGGCCGTTTCCAGTCCACACGGTACCAATGCCTTGTTTGCTGACGTTTGGTGAGTATATGCGAAGTACAGCGGTAAAGAGATCAATATAAAGATCAATACTTTTTTCATCAGCATCGTCCAAGTCAAAAGGAATTATTTTCTGGCTTACTAGTTCTCTGTTATTTACACAATGAGCGACCGTATAGAATAAATTGTAACGCTCAGAGATTTCGTACCGTTTCAATAGCTTGTCATAGTTAGCAAAAAGCGACGGTACGCTTTGCGCTTTCTCTTTACATATAGACCACGTAGCGGTATTACCTGAATTGCGCTGTTTGAAAATCTGAATAGCGTTCACACGGTTCATACGATCACCTTTTACCTTAGGGTTGAAAAGCCCGAAAAACAATCCTAAGGTAAATTTTTTTTAAAAACAATCTTCCTTTTTCAAAATCTTTGTGCTAGCTAATCGTTATCAATTATGGAATTACTTCTCCTATAGTTGTGACAAAATCGATTTGGGATTTTGACGAGTGGGGGGACACTCTGTTGGGTTTTTCAAGGTATTCTTCAAAGTAACCCCCTCACTTTTAACTAGCATTCTTAGTAACTACTAAGCTTTTCGTCTTGCCTCTAGGGCGTGTCTTGCATTCAGTTTTAAATTGTGCGAACTCATCACCTAAATACTTTTCCATGCTTTTTTCTTGCCATGCAATCCTATGGTCTTTTAATTGTAGTGTCGCCATGTACTCAGCAGTAGCATAGCCATTTTTGTCCATTGAAGCTAGCGAGTCTTTAATGACCGCTTTCATCTCGTCTAACTTTTTTTCCAGTTCCTTTTTCTTAGTGTTAAACTTGTAGTAATCTTTCAGTAGTTCATTCCATTCTTTCTTCGTCATTACTTCCCCCTTTGTTTGTTTGTGATACAAGTATTGTATCACATAGTTGACTAATCTTGTCGTCAAGTGATAACAGATCGATAATACCAATAGTTAGCTCTATATAATCCGCGCATAAATGTGGATCTGCTTCTATAAGTGCCTCATAAAATTGACAGTTCTTCTTAGTCCATTGGTCGATATTCATTCTTTTAATCCTTTTGTTGCTATTCTTTTTAAATTTAATATTTCATCCTCTTGAAACTGGGTCACAAATCCGGCTTTTTCACATAGCCGTTCGCAATCATCGTCACTCATGTATTCCAAAAACGCCTCGCCTAGTTCAGCATAACTGTACGCTCCTTCATCAATCTCTTTTACCATTTCTTCTTTAGTCACTTTGTTGCCCCTTTATTTGTTTGGCTATTTCTTCTTTTATAGCTTCCTCGTCGTATTCATCAAAAAAAGCATCCTCTAACCATTTTGAATAGGTTTCTTCTGTATCTTCCAAATCTTGAGCAGAACAAAAATCACCGTATCCGGTTGCTTGTTCTAAATGAATCTTGTAACCACAAACTTCAAAAGTTTTCGTTTCTAAATAAGCATCACTCCAAGCGGATTTATACCACTCACCGAAATCTTTATTTTTGTCTATGATTTCCCAGTAAATTTCATTAACTAATTTTTCAATAGTCATCTAAATATTCTCCTTGTTATTATTTCTTTCTCTATAAAAGGGTTTATTTTTAAATCTAATCGTGTCGCTTTTAGAGTTCTATAATTTTTAAAGCCTAACTTCTTCGCTAATATCTCTTTGCATTTAGATAAGTTAAAATTTTCTTCGTTGATGGCTTCAGCAAAAACCCACTGGCAAAATATTTTGGCATTTATGTTGAGGTGGTCCTCTTCAATAAGGTCTAAAAATTTATGAGTGAACACCGCTACAGACAAAGCTACGTTTTTATCATGCTCTTTCTTAAAAGCGTCTACTTCATCTTTTAAAAGCTTGGACACTTTAGAAAAAAGTACGGCTTCCTCTGTTTTATTTCTATTCACTTTTCTTTCCTTTCTTAAAGCTTTCTATAAATATTAATTTATGTTGAGACCACTTAGGGCCACAAGCTTGATATCTCCAGTGTCCGGCTACGTTGTATTGCTTTTTATAATTCCATCCGACTAGTTCGTAATCATTGAATACAGCGTCTTGAGAGAGAACTTGTTTTTGTCTCTTTTCAAAAAAAGAATCTCTAGAATTAATTTTATATTTTTTAGGGTTTTCCCCTTTCATGTGACGTATGTCAGGGTCTCCTGACTGTAGGTAAAGCAAACAACTTGCAATAAATGTTGTGTCTACATTTCCATCTGCATTTACAACACATTCTTCCCAAGCTTTTTTAAATAGGGTGTCGCCCTGATCAATATCCGGTGCTTCTCCAAAATGGCCGTAATAAGTAGGGAATGGGGCTTTTATGTCATCAATGCCACGCCTAACTATATTTAGTGGATAAATTAAACATATAAATCCGTCAATCAGCCCTTTTTCATTACGATTTACTATGATTGAAACTATATCTTCCTTAAGAAGAAGTTCGAAATAAATAGTTTCTTTGCCTGGAAAGACATTATTTAAAGTTAGTTTATCAAGATTAGGTACTTTTACTTTTTTTAAATTCTTAGCAAAGTCAGGTACAAAATAGTAATATTTTTTCTCAATATCAAAATCCTCTGGTGATGATAACTTTGAATTATAAACCATGGTTAAGGTTTGATAAAAATTTTCAACTACATTTATATATTTTTCTTTTATATTAACCCCATCTTCTCGTACTAAATCGGTAAATTGCGAAGTTGCTGATCGTGTTAACCTATAAGCTATTGCAATAATTTCAGAAGGGGATATCGTAGGGTCTTTAATTTGTTTTAATTCTTTTTTTACATGAGGAAGTAAAGGGTTATTGTTTTTTGAAAACACCTCCACTAAATTGTTAAAAGAAGCAATGACATCTTCTCTTAATTGATAAACCAGTCGTATCACCAAAAGATACTTTTTTTACTTTATCGCCATCTTTAACATACACATAAAACTTTTTAGAACCCCTTCTAAAATCCGACACGTATAATTGAACTCATAATACTCAAATAGGTCTATTAAATCGGCATCACGATAAGTGTATAGTTGCCCACCACTTACCCCTATTAACGAGGTAATATCCCCTTCTGAATCAAGACCCATTGTAATTATTTGAATAACTTCAAAACCAATAACAGAATCTTTTTTGCCTTCTTTTGTGATTTTTGCCTCTAAATCTGTTTTGATAAAATAGCTCATTGTTACTTCTCCTTTGTTATCGGTTGATAACATATGTTTCATTTTGCGACAAGTTAACCTAAATTTTTTTTATGCTTCAAAAAAATCCTTATACCTTTTTGCGTCTGTTTTATAGTCGTCAATGGCTTGATCGACCATATGATGACAATCCACCGTTTCTAAATGCGCTTGGATGCTACTTGCAAAACAACCCCCAAGACAATCGGTCCCACTAAATAAATCACATTTAACCTCGACCCAAACAATATCCACCGATAGATACCCATTTTCATAATTTGAAATAGTTTCTGGAATATCAAAGCCGTCACAATTTTCAATAATACTTATTGCATCGGGGTCAGGTTCAACTTTAATCGTGATGGTGACTTCTCTTTCCTTTCCAAAAAGATCAATCGTTTCTTTCCATTCCTTAATCATGTCCATTTTTTTGCTCCTTTATTCGTAAGCTCCGGCAACCATCAATAAAAATAATGGAGTCCAAGCCAAAGGGTGACCAATAAAAATTATTGGTAGTGTTATAAATACAAATAGTTTAATCATTTTCCAGTCTCCTTAGTTCACAAAGTGGATAGACTCCATCTTTTTGGGTGACGTGATTAATATAAAGAGAGAAATCAAGTTCCCCATCAATTTCAAAACAATTAAATTTGGCCGTCTTTTTGAGAAAGCCGACCTCCTTAAGTTTCTTAAGAATAGTTTTGTCGGAATCATTTTTATTGATATCGACAAATATTCCGGTACTAAAAGAGTTGTTGACCTCAAAGCCATCTTTAGGGTTTCCCCAAACATCATATTGAATTATTTCAAATTTCATTTAGTTCTCCTTAATTTTATCCACTTGATCCCTGTAGCAGATATCAAGTTTAGTGAATTCAATTTGATCACCACGTTTTAAGGTCATTTTGTTTGGGATTGACGTATAATAGACGTAGTATCGTTTCCCTTTCTCGTCCCTAACAACACCGTCACCTGTTATATCGTCAAACCATGAGACCTTTCCTTTAATCCACTTCATTTAGTCCCCCAAAACCTTTTTAAGTTTTTGTATTTGAGTTTTATTTTCTTTAATTTGTTGCGCTCTTTTTTCGTTGGTGCTTTTGCGTGTTCGTGGTTTTTTGATTAGATCAGCGAGGTTTTTATTAATACGTTCAATATTTTCAATTTCATCTTCAATGGCAGCTTTTACAAAATCTCCGTCAAAAGGTCGGTGTTCTTTAAACCTACCTAAAGACTTAAAAGTATTATTCAACTCAATATCTATTTTAATATTGAGGTCATATAAAACGTCTCTAACTTTTGACTGATGACCATTGGTAGAATTTGAATAATTACTGTTATTAAAAATGACTAGACCCTTATATCTAACGACAAATAACCACCATGCATAACTGTATGCCTCTAATTTTGGTTCTACCGTCAAGGAGACGTTAGACGCCTTGTACTCTTTTAATCGTGTGTAATATTTCATTTAGTCCTCCTTTTAATGGTTT